ACTGTTCCAATTTGGAACAACAGTTATGGTTCATTACTATAAACATCATCAAAGTCTAACGTCTTAATCTCTGCGTCACAGCCATGACGAGTACAGTAGATAGAAAAAATTCCCCTATACCAATCATGTAGACTTGCCCAACAAAGCACCATTCCAAGTAGTCTTTTAAACTGCTGCACGGGATTTCTCCCTCATCAAGATACCACCCAGCCCCTGTCCAATAGCAGACTTCTTCCAATCCACAGTTACATCTTCAACAGGACCTAGATCACGGAAGGATGAACGGATGCAGGTTGTAATGCGATCAGGTACTGTGTGAATCTTATGCGTAGTCTTACCTCGACCATCGTTCTCCACCTCACAGACAAAGATATCCGAGAACAGCAATGGAATCTTAGTACGTAGACGACCAGTAAACATTGGTTGCCTAAAGATACGCTTAGTCAGTTCGTCCTGCTTAGTTTCCATATGACCTGTCATAAGAATAATCTTATTCAAGGCCATGAGAGTACGACAGACGTTAGTAAATGTGATCATCTGTGGACCATAGTCATCCTGCTGTGGCCACTGTCCAGCACGCCCGTTAATTGTAAGCATCCTATCCATGATGAGATCAAGGAATGTGGTAGCTGAATCAAGAGCAATCACATCGTAGTCGTTAAAGAATCCAGAGGAAACTCGCTGGTCAAAATCCTTCTCCCACTCAACATACAGTTCATTCTTGTAGTTAGTGGTCTTGTCTCCGCCCTTCTCTTTTGACAGTGACTTTACAGAGAGATTAAGACGGTCGGGGAGGAACTCCTCATAGTCGATATCGTGACCACGTAGTGACAGAATAGCATTAGGATCGAATAGATAAGCAAACTTCTTACCCGGAAAGGTAAGCAGCTGCGACGTTTTTCCAGATCCAGTATCACCCAAAAGTAGGATTTTGTGAGTGCTAGTCGCATGGGCATCCCTTGCGTTAGGCATATATCACCTCCTTTTTGAGAAGGGACACAGTAAAATTCTCTCGCTCAATATCAGAATGCTTTTCAAGAACTTCCCGAATGTATAGCTGCATTGCATGGGCATTACTGCCAGTAGGCAGCTTAACCTTAACCTTGAATGTTAGTATCGTTTCAGTCTTGCGTCCCATTTTCAGCCTCCACTTTATTCTCCTTAATCAACTTGTCTAGACCAAGAATTGAGAAGGGTTCCCAGATGTCTTTCACAAATCCTGGTGGTGCTTCTTCTAGCACACTTGGATCAGCTTGTGTGCGGCAGATATCAATGTAAGGGCAGGCTCCATACTTACCGAAGCAGCTCTCTTCATTCTTCTTGAACATGCCAGGGAGGAGTTTCTTCACACTATGGTACATATCCTGCTCGGCAGAGATCTGTTTGATCCACGCCTTAGTACCATCAAGCCATTCCTGTAGCAGTACAAAGTTATGAGACACAGGAATAAACTTAAACGCATTATGCACTTTCTTATGCACCAAGGCTGCGTCCACCCATATGGCATCTACATTTCCATAGTACAGACTACCACCGAATTCATAGCCCTTTACTTGCGCACTCATGAACCAACTTTCAACGTAGTCAGTCCTGAAGTTGCCAATGGTAGCGTATGCCGTGGTAGACTTGTGTTCCAGAATAAGACGTTGACCATTGTAGTCTACCACTTTGTCCAGCTTACCAATATAGAAGTGTCCCGGCATATCCGGAATCGGCACGGCAAAGGGTTGTTCAATGGCTACTACATCAGTCAGCTGAATCATTTTCCAGCGAGTGTCGATGTAGTTATTAATCATCTCATATGCAATCTGAGGAGTACGAGGGGCCATATACCCTGCTTGTTCAAGCGTAGGATACTCAGGAAACCCTTCATCAGTCCACGTCTTTACGAAGGCTTGATATGCAAGGCCTGCAAGGTCCTCTTTATCAAACTTTTTTCCCCATCCCCAGATGATATCCTGCCCATTGTGCCAACTAGAACCAAACACAAGGGCAGCACCTGTCCCGGTCGGACGCCATCCAAGTTCATGACGGATGAAGAATTTCCTCGGGCAAGTTTTATATTCACTTACTCGGGTGTTGTCGTAGCACTTCGTGTCGCTGGTTGGAACAGGCATAGTTGTCATGTTGTACTCTTGGAAGAATAACCCAGAAGAATATAATTAAGAAAACACACCATATACCTAGCAATACATTACTTTGCCAAGGTTCAGGCCCTGAGTCCCACATTATGGCAGGTCCAGAATAAGTTCACGATCAACATACTGACCATCCTTAAACAGCAGCATATGAACTTCTCCAAAACGGTCTGCTAGAATTGCAGTAGCTACCATACACAAGGATGTAAGACTACTAACTAACAAGTAATCATCGTGCCTTGCTTCACTTAGTGCTACGCTTAGTTCCCGATACATCTGTGCCACATCATCTTTCCGAATGACACTATCGGTACAGAAAACAATCTCTCCGAAGCGCTTAGCATCAGAGTAATCATGCCCTCCGTTGTTTACGATGAATACTTTTCTACCCATAGCCTATCCTCAGTTACGTTTCCAAATATCCAGTTGATCTTCTAATCTACTTACTTGTTCGACCATAGTAGAAGTTTGTTCACCTTTAACTTTATACACAGACGCTGTTGTATCATCCTCTGCATACTTGACCCTACACAACGCCAGCATGTGCGCCTCTTCCAGGGACCGTGCTAGTGTATCAATACCTTCCCATGATACAAAGTAGGGAAAATTCTTAAGGTCGTACACGAGGTTTATTCCAATTAGGCGATCCTCGATCATAAGTTACAATCTCCGTTCCCTCCCAGTGTAGACGGTGAGTTCGACCGTCCATCCCGGGAATGTCTAGATTGCTAACAAAAGCAAAGGAGTCCTGTGTAGAAAATAACAAACGAACGCGGGCAAACTCCACAGCCATCTCTGGTGTAGTAGCCAGTTCAAATCCAGAAAAGTTAGGATTGGAGGATAAGTCTGCCCAGAAGATTTCGTAGGCCATAGTAATCCCTTGTAAGTTGTTAGTCGTCGGTAGGTTAGGCCTACCACTCCCTTAACAGAACAGGTTCTGAACAGTCGCACCTTTGAGTAGAAGGGGAATGTCCTGCCCTGCAAGATCGTTATAAGGAAGTACTCTCAAGTCTTTGTGTTTGTTCCCGTAGCCATGCGGCGTGGGCTTATGTTACAAAAGAGTACTTCCTTATGCTCTACGCTAATCAAATACGAGACGGCGGGTCAGTATAAGATAGCTTTAGAATACATTGCGTATTCCCTGGCTGTAGAGCGCAGCCAGCGACAGGACTAGCGGGGAGCTGGAGTCCTGTCTTACTGCTTAGGCAGCAGCCTGCAGCTTGGCCATCAGAGCCTGACGCTCTTCCGGAGTCAGCTTGCCCAGTGCACCAGCAGCACGCTCGAACGGAGTCTGCTTCACAGCAGGCGCACGCTCGTTCGGGTTCCAGTTGGTGACCAGTTCCTGGATTTCTTCATCACTCTTTTCGATGTGACGGCGAGCCAGGGCCTGCAGCGAGATAACATACGCACCAGTAGCAGCAGCGTAGACGGAGTCATCACCGAACTTTGCACGCAGTGCATCAAGATCTGCAGGCATATCGAAGTTAACCTTACGCGATTCCGGCTGCTCTTTGGTCTTAAAAGAAATTTCCATTATAGTTCCTTAGCTTTAGTTAGGGTTTCGTTTCTATGTCGCACACACTTATCTTAGACTACTCTTCTTCATCGCCGCGCATAGCATCTCCTTCAGCTGTCAAATGCCCTTGCGGGCGGTTGGAAGTCCCCGTACCACTAGAAATTGTTTGGTTGTCAGTTTGTGTAACTTGGGAACAATCATATAACAAGCGCCGCCGGGTGTCAACCCCCCGCAGCACACCTGTCCAATATTCTTTCTTGTCCGGTTGTAAGTCGTCAAGCATTTGATGCGCCCATAAGTTTACTATGATAAAGCGTTGAGCGTACCGCTTCGCATCATCGCACCAGCGTTTAGATACTTGAACGATATCATGGCGCATCAATTAGGCCCATCTTTCTTAAGTGTTCCACAAGAGCCTTAGCCCACAGCTTTGCTTCTTCTCTATTTCCTACACGAAGGTATGCCATTAGTTTACCAACACACTGAGACAGCATCACACGATCTTTATCTTTAGGTGTATGGTACTTACGTCTGCGAATGATAGGTTCAGCCATTTCGATAACTCAAAGAAGCACGCCGAATAAGATTATGGAACTTCCTTTTATTATCAGCCCTGTCGGCAGCACAAGCATGACGTAATATAACATCACGATAGCGTCTTGCTATAGCTGTCTTGATATTGTAGTAAAGTTCCAGCTGTTTATCATCAAGTAAACTAAGTTCCCATTCCATCTTGTTCTCCGGTGTAAGTACTGTTCCAAATTGGA